CAATTACATTGGTTGGGCAATTTGTTGGGGCGTTTGTGCCCTTGCTATCTATTGTTGCATCTCTTTCCCAAATAGCCGTTGACATAGGCAGCATTGTATTAAACGTGGTTGGCTCACAACTGACGCCGCTACTTCAGATTGTTACGTCAACATTAACAACATTGGCAAAGGGATTTCAATATATTGCTGCGCTAGCTTCGGTCGCACTGCGGCCTGTTTCATTGTTCTTCAGGCTTATAGGTGGACTAGGGCAGGATGCTGGAGAAAACGCATTTGACAAGCTAAATAAAACGCTCGACGAGATGATTAAAAAAACTGAAAGCCTTGGCGCTAAAATATCGCAGCCCTTTGTTGCCGCTGCCCAGGCCGCCGCCTGGCTGGAAGGCAAGGCCCGGGGTCTTAGCGACAAGGACATCCGGACGCGGCAAGCCGACATTGCCGCCGAATTTGCCGACAAAATCGGCACCAACGACAAGATCAGCCTGCGCAGCATCAATCTTTCGCCTTTGGCACGGCAGATGAATGAAGAAGCCGAAAAACGTTATCGCGGCGCAATTCCAGAAGAGAAGCAACTGGCCAAGACCAAAGAGCTGGCCGACATCAAGGAGAAGATCTACAACAACGAGATCACCGCCCTTAACCAGGGGCTGGCCTTGCTGCAGGCCCAACGGGCCGTGCAAGAGAAGCTGTTTGGCCTGGCCGATGCCCGGCGCGGGCTGGATACCCAGCGGGCTCAGTTTCAGGTGTCGGTGGCGGCATCCCCCGAAGCCCGAGCCCAGGCCGAAGACCGCCGCAATCAACTGGCCAACACCCAGGAACAGCAACGGATTCGTGAGCGGGTCAACGCCTTGCAGTCGGAGAAGGCAATCCAGCAGCAGCAGCTGGAGATCAGCATCCGCCAGGCGGCCATCCAGCAGCAACAGCTGACCATCCAGCGAGCCGAAATCGACGTGCAGCGGCTCAAAACCCGGCTGGCAATGGAAGAAAACTATAAAAAGGCGCAAAACGCTGCTCCTAATTCTGCGGAGCAGAAAGACCTAATGGCCAAATACGAATTACAAAAAGACATTCTTTATATCTATCGCCAACAGATGGAAGCGGCCGATCGTGCCGTAGCCCTTTCCGCTGAAGGTGCCACCAACTTGCGTCGCACCGGGGCCCTGCAGCAGCAAAGCCTCGACATCCAGCAACAAGCCCTGGGCGTCCAGTCCGAAGCGGCCAACCTCTCGTTGGCCCAGCAGCAGGTGTTGACCCGGCTGAACGAACAGGAGCAGGCGATCAAAAACAACCTCGCCGAACGCACCCAGGTGGAAACCCGGTTGCAGAACGGCCGCCAGCAGGAAATCGCCATCCTGGAGCGCCAGCGCAATGCCCAGGAGAAGCTGCAGGCGATCGAAAAAAGCCGGGCCGACCTGGCCAAAGCCCGCCTCGATGCCAATGCGCAGGATGCCGAGCGCATGCTGTCGCTGGCCCGGGCCCAGGCCGATGCCCGCAACAACCCCTCATCGGTGTCGGCGGTGATCGGCGCTCAGATCGAGGCCCTGGCCCTCGGCCGCACCGGGCTGGCAAGCGAAGCCGATGCTGTTCGGGAGCTCTACGACGCCAAGGCCCGGCAGTTGAACCTGGAGCAATCGGTTGCCCGCCAGCAACTGGAGTTCCAACAGAAGCGGGAGGCCTCCGAGCAGCGGATCGCCCTGCTGCGCCTGCAGGTGGAGCGCACCAGCCAGAACATTGCCCTGTTGAACCTGGATTCGGCCCGGCAACAGCTGAAGGTCCAGGCCCAACGCGACACTCTCAGTGGTGCCACCGGGGCCGCGGCGCCGCCGTCATTTGTCAATGCAGGATCTGCCCAACAACGAACTATGCAGTTGCTTAGACAATTTGAAGGCTTTAGATCAACTCCTTATTGGGACGTAAATGCCTATAGGGTTGGATATGGTAGCGACACCACTACCGATGCCTATGGAAAAATATCAAGGGTAAATCCATCAACAAGAGTTGACAAAAACATGGCTGAACAAGACCTATTGCGCCGCTCCGCTGATTATTTGGCAATCGTCAAAAACCAAATAGGCAGCATTTTTGACAGCTTAAATAATGAAGTTAAAGCAGCTCTGGCATCTGTTGCTTACAATTATGGCAGTTTGCCGCGTCGATTAGTTAATGCCGCCAGAACAGGGAATGTTGCAAATATAAGCGGGGCTATCAGTTCTTTGCAATATGATGATATGGGCGTAAATGCAGGTAGGCGCAAAGAAGAGGCGGCTATTGCCCTTGCAGGAGGAGGCGGCAAAGGTGCAAGCAATTTAATTGCCCAACCCCTTGAAAAGCCGCTGAACAGCCTGGGCAACAGCCTCCAGGCCAACACCGACAGCATGGAGCAGACGCGCCAGTTGCTGGCCAACATTGACACGGCGATCAAAGACCTGCAGGAGGAATTGGGAGGGACCAGAACCCGCAATGAATTCGACACCGAAGCCCTGAGAATCAACCAGGCGGAGCAGAGCAGGGCCATGGAGGTGGAGCGGATGGGCGCCCAGCTCAAGGCTGAAATCCTCAACTCCCCCCGCGGCCGACTGGCTGCCGGCCTGACGGAGGACACCGTGGGCGGGTTGGGCGGCGGCGTCCGCCAAGCGCTTTCCACGGCAATGCAGGGCGGGGACATCCGGGGGGCGATCGCTCAGGCCCTGGCCGGCACCGCCGATCGTCTGGCCCAGACAACCCTCAATTCCATCCTGGCCCCCCTCGAACAGCTGCTCACCGGCAACCTGTTCCAGGCCCTCAGCGGCTTCAGCGGGGCGGCCGGGCAGCAGATGACCGCAGCCCAGCTGATGCTGCGGGCGGGTCAACTGATGGCCCAAAGCGGCGTGGGCAGTGGCTTTACACCAGGTGGCGGAGGCGGGTTGGGGGCCATTGGCAACCTTTTTGGCGGTGACCCGGGTGCGGGGCTGGTGGGCGCCGGCATCATGGGCCTCGGCAGCGCCTTCAATGTCACTGATTTCCCGATGGCCCAGTTTGCCGCCGGTGGGGTTTCCCAGGGCCCCAAAAGTGGTTACGCGGCCATGCTCCATGGCACTGAGGCGATTGTTCCTTTGCCGAACGGCCGCAGCCTGCCGGTGCAGCTGCAGGGAGGGGCGGCCGGCGGCGGCGGCTGGGGCGGCGGTTCAATCAGCATCCCGATCAGCGTCGACGCCAAGGGCACGGCCGTCTCCGGCAACAACGAGAGGGCTTCGAGGTTGGGCGAAATGGTCGGCCAGGTGGTGAAAGAGGTGCTGATCCGCGAGAAGCGCCCCGGCGGCATTCTTTACAACTGATGCCTTTCACCCTGCCAGCCAGCCCCCGGCCGATCTACCCGGCAACCGAAACCACCAAGCCGGAACTGCGAGGGAGCCAATTTGACAACGGGCCGGAAAACCGCAAGGCCCTGGGCCTCAACCAGTTTCCCGTCACCCTGCCGCTGCAATGGGCGCCGCTGCCAATGGATCAGGCCAAGGTCCTCACCACCTTTTTTGAGGCGCGACTGCGCAACAACCAGGCCTTCCTCTGGACGCCACCGGACCGCCCCGAAGCGCGTTGGCGCTGCCCGCAATGGTCGCTGGATGGGGTTGGCCGCGGCTTGTTTGTGCTCAGGGCTGTTTTTGAGCAGTCCTTCGGGATTCGATGACCTATTCCACCTTCCCGGCGGTGCCGTTGAAATGCGAGCTGAGCAAGGAGGTGCGCAGCCTCGCCACCAAACAGCCCTTGGGGGACGGCTACACCTACATCACCCAGTTCGGCTTGCATCCACTGGAGGAAACCTGGCGGGTGCGAATGCTGATCAAGCTCAGCGAAGCGGCCACGGTTCGGTCATTCCTGGAGGCCCGGGCGACCGATGGGGAGCCATTCCTCTGGACGCCACCAGATCATGCGGGGGGCAGCACCCCTATGTGGAAGGTTGAAGAATGGCCAATTGCCAGAGAATTTCAGTCCAGAGTGGAGGTTGATCTACAGCTGCGTCGGATCTGGGGAAAACTGCCACCACCAGGATCCAGATTTGGTGTGCCGCATTATCGCCGGGGACAGCCTAATTTTGGCTTGTACCCTTCGGCTGCATTCGTTCGATGGGTTGGTGTGCAGTGGTCGGAACGAGAATATGGTCTGTCTGGAGGCCAACGCCCAATAACAATTAACGTGACTACCTCATGGAAACCATTGCGTAACGCAAGCGGTCAATTGATAACGTATGGCATTGGTGGAATAGAGTGGTCCCTTAGCTCTCAAACCGGTTTGGCCGGGGCTGCTTATAGTGCTGAGTATTACATAGGTGCTTGGTACTCAAATATAGATATTTATATCCCAGTATATCCAGGGGCAATTGGCGTTGGAGGCAGTATGGATGCGTTTTACCTATACACGGCCAACCCTACGGAGCCACTTAGGTCTAGCAATCTGAATTCTGGATTTTCTTACTCACGCAATTCTCCCGACATATCGAATTTTGCCACATCTAGGGGTTGCTGGGAATTTGCCAACGCCGCTTATGATGTGATATTCACCTGGGATGGAAACTCAAGACTGCGTCCTGGTGGCGTAATCTAAATCATGATGGATTCAGTATTGCGCGCCGAACTTGCTTCGATGGAACCAGGTTCCATCATTGAATTGTTTGAGATTGAAACCAACGGCAAGATCCACGGCGTCGACCAAACCTTCAGATTTTCAAACACCTATAGCGTTTCCAGCACTGTAATACCAGTGATTTGGGCTGGCAACTCCTATTGGCCAATCACAATTGAGGCAGAAGGCTTTGCTTACGACGGCAAAGGGGTGTTGCCTACGCCCACATTGCGGCTGGGCAATGTCAATGGTGAAATCTCCGCAATACTTAATGAGGTCAATGCCTTCACTCCAGGCAACGACCTTGGCATGGCCAAGTTCACCAGAATCAGGACCCTGGCCAGGTTTCTTGATGCCGCAAATTTTGATGATGGTGTGAATCCTTACGGCACACCCAACCCGGCGGCGACATTTCCGCCAGAGATTTATTACTTTGACAAAAAGGAGCTTGAATGCCGCGATGTAGTGGAATTCAAGTTGGAATCAGCGTTTAGTTTGGTGGGTGAACGGGGCCCCAGGCGCCAATGCCTCAAGCTATGCACCTTTGTCTTGGGAAGCGATGGCTGCGGTTACAACGGTCCAAATTACTTTGACGAAAACAACAATCCAGTTGCATCAGCCGAACTGAGCGTCTGCAGCCAGACGCTTACTGGTTGTCGATTACGCCATGGCGAAGGCAACGAACTTCCATACGGTGGCTTTCCAGGTATCGGCAATTACAATGCCTGATCGCCAGCAATGAACAGCCAGACCCGTGCTGCAGCGCTGCTTGCCGCAGTGGCCGAGGCCCCCCGCGAAAGTTGCGGCCTGGTGGTGGTGGTGGGCGGCAAGGAGCGCTACTGGCCCTGCCGCAACATCAACCCGGTTCAAACCGATTTCAGCATTGATCCAGCCAACTACCTGGCCGCCGCCCGGACCGGAACCATCGTGGCGGTGATCCATTCCCATCCCGATGGCTTCCCACATCCATCAGATGCCGATCGCGCCGGCTGCGAGAAGTGGGGAATTCCCTGGCACATCGTCTCCCCGCACCTGGGTGACGGCCAGGGCCAGTGGTTCAGCTTCGAGCCCAGTGGCTGGAAGTGGGGGGTTCACGACTGCTGGGCGCTAGTACGGGATTGGTACACCGAGCAAAACCTGCACTTGCCGGACTTTGAGCGGCCCGCTGACCCAGAGGAGTTCCTGCGCCAGCCCCTGTTTGAGAGCCTTTACGCCAAAGCCGGCTTCTTTGCGGTGCCCCGGGAGCAGATCCGGGCCGGCGATGCCGTTCTGCAAAGCCGTTTCGTGCCCGGGCTTAACCATGTGGGCGTCATCCTGCCCGATGGCCGCCTGCTCCATCATGTGGAAGGCCGCCTGTCGAGCTCCGACATCTACGGCGACGGCCACCAGCGCAGTACTGGCCGGGTGTTGCGACCGCTTGCCTGGAAGGACAAGAGCCCCTGGACTTAGGGATCCCCGGGCGTTCACCGCCCCCCACAGCTGGTCCCAACCCTCTTGAATGGTAGGCGCCTAAGTCTTAATTCCTTGATTTTAGTGTCTGCGGCAATTAGGTTAGCCATTTAAGACCACCCTGAATCGTGAAGAGATAAGCGCTCCTTCCACATGCTAACATGGTGAGTAGGTATTTTTATTACAGAAGTTATCGCAGAAGGATCTAGCGCTAGTTTGTGAATGTCAGCTAACTCTGGCCAGTTCGGATTATCCCAATCAAAGAATTTTCCCAATTCCAAGTTTAACGATTCGTATTCAACATAAATTCTACCACCGTAAACGCCCCAGCAATGATAGCCGCCCCCTACCGCTGATAATACCGTTAAGTCTGTAACCTGGGGAGCGAATGGATAATCATCTTCTCTCCACCAATAAGAAAAATCCCTTACTGGCCCTAGTAGTGTGAACATGAATCCTCCTTAGCGTCATCAGATCGAACTATCCGGTATTTCCGGACAGTTCACAGCCGCTCGAACAGCCAGCTGGGCCGCCCCGGGGGCAGGGTGCTGCCAAGATCACCGCAGCCGATTTTGCCCTGGCCGATCAGCTGCCAGCCATCGCGACTGGCGCCGATGCCGTGGTGGCGCGACCAATCGTTGATGCGGTGGGTGGTGATGCCCAGGATCCGGGCCAGCTCCGGGCCCGCAATCCGCTCACCGCGCCGGAACCGCCGAACCTGATCTGGCTCGATCGGCCGCTGGTGTCGGCAGACCATGGTTTCGGGTGGCTGGGCCGCCTGCCAGGGATCGGGCTCCGAGCACGGCGCCGGAGCGGCGACGGCACCAAAGCGGCGACGGCGCCGAACTGGCAAATCCGCTGGTGCTTGGGTGGCCTGGGTGGCCGACAGGGCCGCCACTGAACCAGTCGCCAAGAAATCTTCGGCAGCTGTCAAGGATTCCTTGACAGCTGGAGGGAGCACCAACTGGGCATAGCGCTGCACCAGCCAGCCCATGAAATGTGTGGCCAGGGGCCGGGCATAGCGCAGCGAGCGCGGCACCTCATGCGCCGCTCGGCCCTCGATGGCAGCTTCCACCTCCTTGGCATAGGCCGCAACGATCTCGTTCCAGTCCGCAGGGGCGGTCACCGCCGAGAACCCAAAAGCCGTGGCGGCTCCCCCCAGGGGGGTGGCTCCAGTGCCGGCCGCGGCGGCCCTGGCCCCTTGGGTCTGGGCCCCACCGGCACCGGCATGCTGGGCCGCGGCGCCCTGGGCCTGGGCCTGCACCACCTCCAAAAACCAGCCATCCATCCAGACGGCAAAGGCGGGACTGATCCACCGGGCCAAATCCACGGCCAACCGTGGATGGATCCAGGTGCCCTGAAGCTCAGGCCGGCCGCCTTGGATTGACTGAATGATGCCGCCAATTCCCGTACCGCAAATCTGCGGTACGGCTGCAAGGGCTGCGATGTAAGACTGTGTGCGCTCGGATCTGAAGTAGGAAAACCATTCCCGGCCACCGGCCCGACACATGGCCGTGGCGTTCACAAAGCCGTCGGTAGGCCGGCGCTGGATTTCCACACCGTTCCAAATGCGGCAATCCATCGCCAGGGGGAAAGCCAAGCTATTCATGTGTGCTCCCGCTCGAAACGGGGCTATCGGTAAGCCTCAATGTCGCCATCGAGAAACCAGACATTACTACAACTGCATACGGCTTGTATTGGAATTAGGTGGAGGCGGGCCTCCGATACCGGTGCTCAAGCCTGAGCTCAAGCTGAGCAGCGACCGACGACACTGCCCCCGGCGCCCCCGTTGCCGTTTGGGCCGACCCACCCCCAAATTGAGCGTACACGGTTCAGGATGAAAGGTCGGGAAAGAAAGGGGGGGCTGAAGAGGCCCCAGAGGCACGGGGCTGAAGGGGGTCCCAGGGCTACGGGGGGACTCCAGAGCCTTGGCCATCAAGCCGGTGCCGGCGGGTCAGACGCTGAGAAAAATTGGATGGTAAAATCCAGCCCGAAAGCCGTGACCATGGCTATCAGAAACAAATCTCACACCGAATGCCATGGATGACAACAAATTTCGCAACCTTGTCGGTTCTGCTTCAATTGCCGTTATCGCCGGGGCGGCATTGGTGGCAACGGGGCTTCTGGCCGGCGGCGGATGGCTGCTCTGGAGGCACATGGCTTATCAAACAGCGGTGAAAGAATGTTTTCTTGGTGTCAGCCCTTTGGCCGTGGACATGATGAATGAAGCGGCAGTCCGATATGGCGGGGTCACCACATCTCAGTGCATGGCGCAAAAGGGTTTCCCCCAGCGCTGAGATTGTTGAGCTAACCGTATCCAGCAAGGCCGCGGCGGCAACTTGGACCATTTGCGTGCGGCCACGAAAATGGTGCTGACCAGACCGCTCGCGCCAACCCCAGCCGTGCCACTGGAGTGGCCTCCGTAGCCTGGGGCTATTCAGTGGTCGGTGGCATTGGAGCGAACGCTGCGCCTCTACGGGCCCCTGGCCGAGCGGACCGGATACTCGGTTTTGAGCGCCAACATCGCTTCGATTGGCGAAGCCGTGCGGTTCCTGGTCGCTAATTGGCCCGATCTGGAGGCCCTCATCGCCGGATACGACTGGCTGCTGTCGGAAGGCAGCCACAATCTCGGCGCCGATGAGATTCACTACCCCTTGGGCAGCGAGGACATCCACCTGGTGCCGATCATCAGCGGTTCCGGATCGGCCGGCGCCAAGATTGTGGGTGGCATTTTGCTGGTGGCCGCATCGTTTGCGGTGCCGGGCATTGGCCTGGCGGCCGTGGGGCCCACCCTGTTTGGCGCCGGCATGAGCCTGGCCCTGGGCGGTGCCGCCCAGCTGTTGACGCCTTCAACGCCCACTCCAGAGCGCAACCGTGATCCCAAGGATGTCAATTCCTACTCGGTATCAGGGGTGCAGTTGACCTCTCGGGAGGGCACGCCCGTCAACATCCCCCGGGGCCGCATCGTCATGGGTGCCATTGTCATCTCAGCCGGCATCTCCACAGACGAGCTGCCAGGGGCGGATGCCAACAAGCGATCCATCAGCCTGGCCGAAGCGATTCAAGCGACGGGCAAACGATGAGGGAGATCCCTATAGACAGCCTGGTCAAGCTGCCGCCATGGCCAGTGATTCGCGGAGCTGGCATCGGTGGCCAAACGCAGCAGGCCAAGGCCAGCCGGGGGGCCGCCACCGCGCCGGACACCCTCAATTCCACCCAGTACGCCCGGCTGCTGCTGCTACTCGGCGAAGGAGAACAGGAGGGCTGGCCGTCGGCCAGGGGCTATACGCGGGGCAGCAATGCCTATGAAACCGCTCTACTAAAAGATATTTATATTAATAAAACGCCAATTCTCAAGGCATCGGCAGATCCAAATAACCCGAAAACCACTGATTTTAACTTTCTAGGCGTTGTCGTTGATCATCGCTATGGAACTGTTGACCAGTCTTCGATCAAAGGTTTCAATGCAACCGAATCCCAGCGAGCAGTTGGGCTGCCGGTAACAGCAGCGACGCCGCTGACACGCACGATTACAGATTCTGCTGTCAATGCAGTCAGGATCACCCTTAGCTGGCAAGCCCTGCAGCAGTATTACGATCCCAAGAATAAGGTATCAAAATCTCTGACTTCCAGCATCTTGAAAGGTGGCGTGAAGTCACCGCAGGAGGGTGATGTCATTGCAGTGGAAGTCAAATATCAGATTCAAGTGGCGACTGCAGGTGGCAGCTTCAAAACCGTGGTTGACACATCTGTAAAAGGCCGTTCTGGCGATCAGTTTCAACGCAGCCATGAAGTCGAAATCTATGGCCCCTTCCCCGTAAGTGTGCGAGTTGTGCGAATCACTCCAGATTCAAACAGCTCCAAAGTAAACGACACAATGGTTTGGAGTGACTATACAGAGTTGATTTATGCAAAACTCAAATACCCATATTCTTCATTGTTGGCTTTGCAACTTGACGCCAAGTATTTCAGCTCCTGGCCGCAAATATCTGTAGACCGGTTAGGTGTCAAAATCCCAATTCCTGACAATGCAACCGTCGAGCAATCGACGGGCCGGTTGATTTATTCCGGCATTTGGACGGGCAACTTTGCCGAAGCTCAATGGACGACCGATCCTGCCTGGCATTTCTTTGACCAGGTCACCCAACCACGCTATGGGTTTGGCCATCGCTGCCCGCCTGAAACCGTCGATAAGTTTGCTCTGTATTCAATATCTAAATACTGTGCGGAATTAGTCTCTGATGGCAGAGGTGGGTTTGAGCCGCGTTTTGCCTGTTCAATCAACATCCAAAGCAGCGAAGACGCATACCAATTGATCAATCAGATGGCCAGTGTCTTTCGAGGCATGCCCCATTGGGGCAAAGGTTCGGTAACTGTCACGCAAGATGCCCCTGGCGATGCAATTGTCACCGTATCAAATTCAGACATATCGCCAGAAGGCTTTCGCTATGTCGGCTCCAGCCTGCGGGAGCGCCATACCGTGGCTGTAGTGCGGTATTTCAACAACGACAAACAAGACTATGATTTTGTAACGGTACAAGATAAAAAGGCAATTCAACTATACGGGGCAAAGGTCGCCAATATCGACGCTTTTGCCTGCACATCACCCGGGCAGGCCCAGCGGGCTGGAGAATGGCTGCTTTACACCGAACAATACGAATCAGAAGTTGTGATGTTTGAGGGCACCGTGGCTCTGGGGGTGGAGCTTCGGCCTGGCCTGCGGTTCAGAGCAGCTGATCGGCTCAAAAGCGGTGTGAGACGAGCTGGCAAAACCATTGCAGGCACAACGACGAGCCTCACAGTTGATGACGCAACCCAGACCGATCTGCCGACCGGGGCAGACGCAACGATCACTGCCAAGCTGGTGGATGGGAGTCTGGAGACCCGATTCATTGGTTCTATCAGCGGTGTGGTTGTGACACCAGCCTTGCCGTTTTCGGCAGCGCCATTGATTGGTGGCACCTGGTCAATCGACAACAACGCCATGCGCACAAGCCTATGGACTGCTATTGGCATCACCGAAAGTAGTCAAACTAAATATATGGTTTCTGCATTGCGCCATAATCCAAGCAAATATGACTACATCGAGCGTGATATTCCACTAGATCTGCAAGTGTTTGCACCCCTGGAAATCAAGCCACCGGCGGCTCCATCCAGCGCAACAGCCATCGCCGTGGTCAATCCAGCCACAAGGCAAACCGATCTGTACATCTCCTGGGAGGCCATCCCTGGGGCCGTCGAGTATGAGGTGGCAGTGCGCACCGTATGACCAGCAACTGGCAGATCTTCACAACATCTACGCCATCAATCGTGCTCCCAGGGGTGGCCGATGGGAGATACGAGATCCAGGTGGTGGCTATTGATGCCTTTGGCAACCGCTCCGATCCCTTTGTGCCCCCCATCCAAGAGGTGGACCGATCGGCTACCGGCGTCATCGGCATTGATGGCAGCGTCGAGCGGGTGATGAATGCGGCCGTGGTGGCGCTGGGCGAATGGGTCGTGCAGGCTAGCTGGGCCCAGGTCAACAACGATTCGCTGAGCGTCGCAATCCGGCATTCGCCGGACATTTCGGGCGCCACCTGGTCAACCAGCAACCCTTTGGTGACTGGTGAAACACCCAACGCCGAGGGCCAAATGCTGCTGCCGGCGTTGACAGGGACGTACCTGTTTCGCCACCAAAATGGCAGTGGTGCTGTTTCTGCCACAACCTCAGTGGTATTTCATGCACCGAAATCGGCGATGGAAGTTGTTGCCACTATTGATGAAGCCGCAACAGGATTCACTGGTGTCAAAAGAAATTGTGCCTTTGATGTTTCGATTCAGGCATTAAGGCTGAATGATAAATACTGGGACGACCTGGCGTTGGATGGTAATTTTGATGCGTTGCCAGGGCCAATTGATGACTATGGCGCCCCAAGGGTTGATACAAGGACATGGGATGAATTGGCAGAAAACGGCAATTTTGATGGATTGCCAGGTCCAATAGACGATTATGGATTTGATAGCAGGCAGGCAATTTATTATTTCGCCAATGATTTTGACGCAGGTGCTGTCATGGATCTACAGTTGAGTCGCATAATCCGATCCCAATCCAGGTTGATTGCATCAACATGGGATGCACTTCTGGGCCCAGTTGATGAAATTTTGAGCATTGACAATGAAAACGCGGAAAGCGGCATTGTTCTAGTGGAATATCAAGATTCAAACGATGCCCTGAGTTCTGGCTTGGCAGGCAGTTGGTCGGGTTGGAAGCCGCTGACGCGCAGCATTGTTCGGGCGCGATCGGTTCGTTTTCGAGCCCTGCTTTCAGTTGCTGATATAAACCAAGACGTTATGGTCTCTTCGCTTGCTGTTGAAGTGGCTTTGGCAGCTACATCTGCAGGAGGTTTTAATACATTGGGACCAGGACTCAGCATCACAGATGGGCAATTGAATGCCGCGTTCATACCTGTAGTCGATACGCCAACAACCCTTACTTATGCTGCCACGGTCAATCTTGACATGTCTGTTTTGGCTGGCAAAATGGTCACCCTGAACCTCGCTGGTCCTGTTACATTCACCACAAGCAACCGCAGCGCCGGCAAAGAAGTGGCCATACGAATCATCTGCGATGGCACGGCTCGCGCCTTTACTTTCCCTGGCTGGATCTTTACCCAGTCTCCGGCCACAGGGCCCCCAACCATTGCGGCTGGCAAGACAGGAATTCTGAGCGTCCGTTGCTGGGGGCCAGCTGACGCCGACGCCACAGCCGTTTACGCGGTGCAGGGATGAGGGGATTTGGTTTTCGGGATCAAGCTTTGCTGGGCAGCCTTGGTGTGCGGCCCGAACCATCAGCTTTGACGTTTTCAACATCTTCTATTGTCTATGTACCTAACCCCAACATATCTGGCAACACCAGGCCGTTACAATTCAACGCTTCTGGCGGAGCGATGAATACAGGAACATCACCAAATCAAAGAAACTTTATATATAAGGACTTGACGTGTAACGACGTTTCTGTTGTTTGGGTGCCTTTAGGGCAGTCCCTGTCTGCGGCTGTGAACTATAGCAACAGTAGCGCAGGGCTCTCCAACACAAGCCAAAAAGCACAACGTTTTGATTATTATTTTAATACGTCTACTTCATCCGCAGCCGGACCTCCAGTTGTATATACATGGACAAACCGGTTTGACTTGTACTTTGGAGCTTTTTATCTTGATGGTCCTTTCAGTTTTTGTGGAGTTGCAAATGCCGTCAACCTGGTCAATGCCATGTCAACCGGAACGGCACAATTCAGCGGAACCGACGGAATCTGGCTAAATAGAAATGTATTAAGCAGCGGCACCTATAACATTGTTTTTGGAGCGTCTGGAAAAACTGGCACATTACAATACAATGCGGCAACCGATGTGGAGGTCACAGGCAACCAAATAAGCAATGGGACAATTACCATTAACATAAATCCTTAGACTGAAAAAACCTAGCCCATCGTTTCTGCAAGCATGGCACAAAACGACTTTACTCCTGATAACAGCAGCGGATTATCACTGCGGCTAGATATTCAAAATGCTTTACAGGCATTGGCTACACAAAATTCTGGTTCCACCCCGCCACCGGTTACATACCCATTTATGCGGTGGCCAGACGTGGCATCGGGTCTAATGAAAGAGCGCAATAGCAACAACACAGACTGGAATATTTTGGGGCTGCTTAACTGCAACGGATACAACTATTGGTACAGGCTTAATGCTGCCCTTTTAGGAGCAAACGTCAACACTGCTCAGAATCTGTTGGGAGTAAGTGTTACATTAGCCATCGGCACATACGAATTTGAAATCCTGTTCAGCTTGCTCAAAACAGCAGGCACCACGGCACACACCCTGGCAATTGGGTTTGGTGGCACTTCCGTGCTGAGCAACATCGCCTACCAGCTGGTCTATCGATCTCTAGACGGCGGCAGCTTCCCACCGGCAGCCCTTAGCCCGGCATTCACGACCTGGCTGCAGACTGCCACTCCTGCGGTGATCTCCGGATCCCTCACCAGCGCCAGCGCCAGCCACCACGGCTCGATCCGAGGGACTGTAACCATCAGCACTCCCGGCACTTTTACGCCCCAATACCTGCTCTCGGCGGCTCCGGGTGGCGCATACACCACTGGTGCCGGAACCTTCATGCGAATTGCCCCAATCCAAACCCGGGCAGCCGACTGGTCTTGACGATTTCTGAATTTGCCTAACCTGAGCAAACACGGAAACACGCAATGGGCGTCGGGGAATCAATTGCATTGGCAGCTCTTGGCCTTACGGGTATAGGAATGCTCGGGTCCGGACTGCACTCAGCAATTAAGGCCTTGTGGAGCATTTCCAAAGGTTTAGGGGCATTTGAAGGGAAAATTTTAGAGATATTAAAACGCCATGACCAAGAATTGGCCAGCTTAGATGAACGATTTCGACATGTAGAGGAAAAAGTTCGATGAAGCGCTATCAGACCGTGTGTTTATCATTTGTGGGACTATTTCTTGCAATTGGTGCAAGCCATGCCTCTGTGGGGTATTGGCGTTGCACACAAAGTCATGGAGGACTGGCGTGTCGATCCTTTCTGTCTGATGCCGTCGCTGGATGGAGCCTTGCCGCAAATGTACTGCAAGGAATTGCGTTTCAAGCAAATAAAATAGAACTATGAGCATTTTTCCTTTTAACTATAACTTTCGACCAATTAAAAAATGCTTTAATTTTGATTTTCAATTTTACTGGTTTGATGAAACAGGTGCTGGCCTTAACCTTACGGGATCAACGACATCAGTCGTTTTATGGGATAAAAAGCGGGAAACAATAATTAGCACAATGACAACAACTGTTCTAGCCTTAAATCCAGGGCATACCAGTCACGCATTTTCCAAAGCACAAACGGATTTAATTGAACCTGGCAACTACAATTATGAATTAGCGCTTGTTGAGCCAGATGGTACCACGTATTGCTACATGGAAGGGATTATGCCTTTTGTCGATTTCACATCACCATGATTGGCCCTGTTGTCCCCACTGCGATCCAGGTGATTGAAGCCCAACGCGATCCGTTGGTGCTTAATATCATCGTGCAAGGCAAACAAGGCGCTTCGAGCCAAGGGGGAAATGGGGAGTCAGGCTCCACAAATTTAAATATCACTGCTCGAACTGCAACAAGTATGACGCTTGATTCAAGCACTGGGGAAGGTGTTGAGCTTCCTGAGGCAACTCCCACAGAAGCAGGACTTTTGAGCGGTCCCGGGAAAGCTAAATTAGATTCAACGCCATCGTTTGGATTGATTGTTGGCCTTGCAATTGCCTTAGGATAAGGACATGGGAAACTATTTAGCTAATCCGGCAACATATACATTCAACCCTTCGGCAAGGACAATTACGTTCACGTCGTCAATACCAGCTCGGCAAGGCCAAATTATATCAATCACGCGGGCAAAGGGTGGGGTATTATATCAACCTGAAGATCCGTCCTATGCGGGCACATGGCTAAGCCCCACGCTTACATTGGCTCAAAATACAACGACCTATCTCAGTACAGATGATCTTAAAGTCTGGCTGAATGACGGGATCGCTGCCCAAACAGTTTCTGGGCCGCTAACTAACAACGAACTCCGAAGCCAGGCGGTTCCGACATCTCCCGACATTACCCGCGGCGGTGGGCCGACTACCGCCAATGTGGCAAGGGTGGCACTGGCTTCAGACGATCCTGCCGCCCAGGCGCTGCTCGGCATCAATACCAAGCTGCCAGCCAGCCCTGCCACAGCAGGAAACCAGGAAACCGCAAATACTTCACT